AATACACTAAGTTTACCACTCTCTTTTAACCATTCTAATCTATCAGAAATTTCATCATTATCCATTTCTTCATATTGTTTCAAATAGTGTTGCACTAATTGAACCTGGTCATCTTCTTGTGCTAAGTCTAGTGCTTCTACATCTATAGTGTTACCAAACACATTGAAGAAGTCTTTTGTACTTCCTCCATCTCTTTTGTGTTTTAAAAATGCTGCACCATCTTCATCTAAACCTTCTAAGAGAGCTTCAAAAGTTTCTTGTACTCTAGCTTCTATTTCTGCATCTTGTAACTCAAAAAACTTTTCTTGACTTATTTTTTCACTTTCAGGTATATCTATATTTTGAAATATACCTTTTTCTTTTAGTTCTGTAGTCAATGTAGTAAAGAACTCATCTTCATTTACATCTTCCTCTAAATCTTTAACTTCAGCTTTTACTTTAGTTTTAGGTTCTCCCTCTGCACTGAAAAAACTTTCTTCTTCAATATCTTCCTCATCTTCTTCTTTCTGAATAGGTGGAGTAGGAGTTTTATCATCTGATTTTACTTCTTTTATAACTTGGTCTACTTCCTTAACTTCTTCTTCTATACCAAAGAATGAGGGGCTGTCATCAAATTTGAAATCTTGAAGTGTTTTAACTTCTATTTCTTCTTTCTTAGTTTCTGCCATAATCTTTTGCAAATTTAATTTTAATTGTTTAATTTGTTTCAGTTTAAAACTGAATTGTTTTATAAAGTTTCTAATAGCTTTTATTAACTACTAGTATTCTTACTTATAAGTTTTTTCTTTTCTAATTTGATTTTTTCTTCATCATTTTTTGTTTTTTGTTCAAGTTTATCTCTATCTAAATCTATTTTAGCTCTTTTTATTTCAGCATCTACACCAAACTTAGCTACTTCCATAATATCTGGTGTACCATCTTTGTCTGTGTCTTTATCTTCATTGAATCCTAATGAAAGAATAGTTTGCTCTTGTATTCTAGTTTTTCTTTCTTCTTCAGCTTTAACTCTAATTTTTTCTAGTTCTCTAGCATGTTGCTTATCATTTTCTTGTTGTTGAGCTACTTGCATTTTTTCTTGTGATGCAATTCTATTTTGTTCTGCTTGTTGAGCTTCTTGAGTTTTCCTTTGTTCAGAAACTTCCATTAATTCTTCAGCTTCTTGTATAGATTCACTTCTATAAACTTTTATAACATCAGATAAATCTGCTCTTTGGTTTTGTAAAGCTGCATGAGAAAGTTGTTGCACTAGTTCTTTTATTTCATAAGATTTACTAGAATTTGATACAAACATACCATAAGTTGAGCTATCTAACAAATCTTTTTCTACTGTAAGCATTTGATAACTCAAATCATCAAGTATATAGTTTAGTTTTCTTTGTCTTCCATTACTGTAAGCAACCTTAGACATCTCTAGTAATCCTGTTAAAACATTACCTTTTACAATATTATGTAATTCAAAATAAGGTTGTATTATATGAGAAGATTGTGTTAAAGCTTGTCTAGTATTAGTAACAGCTTCTGTTGGACCTATACCACCTTCCATTTGTTTAGTTATACCAACAGAATCTCCACATCTTCTCTCTATATATTCAGCTAGTTGGATATACTTTTGTATGTCTGAAACTAAAGACATATCTATCTCTTTAACCATATTAGTTATGTCAGCTCCACCTCTGTTACCTTCTTCATTAGGATTAAGAAATAGTATACCTGCACTTTCTAAAAAGTACAATGTTTTTTCTAAATCCATACCTGCTGTTTTAGGTATAGAGTTTATGTTCATTGCAAATTTTTTACCTTTATCTCCAGCTAATTTCAATTCAATTCTATACATAATAATGTTATAGAAATACTGATAGGCTTTCATTCTATCAACTAAAGAGGTTGTTTCAGAGTTAAGATTATCATAGTAAGCACCATAATAAGGTAACTTTGATTCATATATTGTATCTAAATCTTTATGTTGTCCTGGCACAGGTCTCATATAACAATATAAGTCCTGACCTATTTTCCAAGTTTCATGCACTTCTGGAATCCACTCCCATTCAAGTTTTATGTCTCCAGCATCTAAATTTAATTTATAATTTTCATCTACTAATTTCATTACTGGTTCTTCTATACCTTGTTTAGTATAAGTTAAAAAACCTATTTTCTTTAAAGATTTCCAGCATGTATGCAAAACTCTTATTGTAAATTGTTCATCTTTAGAACTGGTGTTAAAACTGAAATCTGCATCTAAGATAGTACCTGAATTATTTTTGTGATAATTGTATATTTCATCTATTTCAGAATTAGTTAATTCAGCACCAAAATTTTTTATTATTTCTGAGGGTGTCATCCTATATTCACAGGTAGCCCACTCTCCATCTTCTACATAATCTATATCAGGAGATTTATCACAATTAAAATACAAAGGATTTACTACTCTTAATTGTGGTTCTCCATTTAATATACCTATCCAATAAACTTCTTGTCCTGATATAGTTGCATGTTTCCAAGCTTTGTTAAACTTGTCTTTTACATTTTGTTTCTTAATAACATACTCTAATATTTGATGAGCCATAGCCTCTGCTGGGTCTTGATGGTCTCTCATCATATATTTTCTAACTTCTTCAGGAGTCTGAGATTGAGATTGCTCTTCAACTCTGGCCATAAGCTCTTGCTGCTCTTGTGGACTTAGTTCTTTACCTTGGAGTTTTTCTTGTTCTTGTAAAATCATCTGTTGCTTTATAGGTAACATAATTTGATTCTGAACATACTCTTTTATCCTTTTAAATTCTTCTTGTTCTTTTCTAGTAGTAGCTTCTTCATTAACAGCCATAACTTTCCAAGAGAAAGGCATCTTCATTTCCATACCTAAAAGAACTTTAATCTTACTAGATATAATATCTCTATTAGTAAAATTTGCTGGTAATTCTCCTGTTTGTGAACCATAAGGCTTACATACATATTCAAAATCTCTCAGATTAATTATGTTATTAAACAAATCATAATTAATCTTTTTTCTTTTGTACTCACTTACATCCCCAAAACCAGTACTAGTAGAGTTGGATATAGTTTTAGTATCTAGTAAATCAGCTTGATTTTTATACCATTTTTTGTCATCTTTGTTTTTAAAAGCTTGACTCACTCTTTGTTTAAGAGTAATTTCTTCAAATGATTTCATTTATAAATGTAATTTTTTATTTTATCTTTTGTATAGTTTGGAGAGCAAAGATACTAAATCTTTTACATTTTCATTCTCATTTCTTTCTCCATAAACTTTATCATCTCCATCTTCTTCTATTTGAAACATAACCATCATAAAACTCATAACTCTGTCAAAGTTACCTTTTCTAGTATAAAGTATTAATTCTTCTAGTAAAGCTGGATTGTATATAGTTTGTAAATTAAGTATTTTATTACCAAACTCATCTATATCTCTTTCTTCTAGCAACCACTTTTTAATATATTTTTCTCCAGCATCTTTTAGTTTTTCTACCATGTGTATTCCATATACTCTAGCTACTTTAGAATTATTAATATTAGTTGAAATAACTTTATCAGGTTGCACTGCTAGTAAATGTAATTTTTTCTTTCTTTCAAAATACCCTTTGACATGTGTAACTTCATTTTCATACATTATTTCTGCACTATAAAGCTCAGCTAACAATTCAGCTATCCTATTTACAGAGTCAGGGTCATAAGGTCTACCTACATATTCTGCTACTATAGTATCTCTTGTATAACTAAATTTATGATTAGATTTATATACAAATATAGATGCCAAAGAAGGTAATATTGCTGAAGAGTTTTGTTGTCTATAAGGGTCAAACCCTATTTTATAAAGTCCTTTTGGGGGATTTGTTATGGGGTATTCATATATAACTACACTACCTTTTAAATCTTTTACTTTAGGTTTGTAGTCCCATATAGGTTCTAGTACACCATCTAGGTCAGGTTTAGCTATAACTTTACCAGCATCATCTCTTGTTAGATATACAGCTTGACCATATTTTAAATGTAAATTTTCTCTTACAACTTTATTAAATTGTTGTCTTAATTCTACAATAGGGAAATCATTAGTAGATACTGTAAGAAAAGCCTCTGAAGGACACAAAGGATATTCTTGTACTCTTGATTGTATAACTCCAGTGTTTGTAGAAGCTTTAATTAATTTTTGTCTAAAAGCTTTTTCATAAGCTATAGCAGCTTCTATATCTGAATTGCCTTGTTCATCATAAAAGCCTTCATAGTTTAAATACATTGGGTGAAAGAATCCACAGTAAGTGTTTTCTGCATTATCATCCCATATATTTACAAAAGGCATTAAACCAAATTGTATTGGGTTATAAAACATATTAGCAAAATCTGCTGTACCACTTTCCATATCACCACCAGTACCAAATATAGATATTTGTCCTGTTATGTATTTACCTGCTGTTAAACCAGGTTGAGTTGCTTTAAAAGCTTCTTCTAAATTAGGAAATGCACCAGCTTCTTCAAACAATATAAACTTTGCATCTTTACCCCTAGCTGCATCAGGATTATCAATAAATGGTATTGCCATTATTTCTGACATATAACCTGATTCTACTTTAGCTCCATTAATAACTTCTTCAAAAGAAGCTCTTTTATGCTCTTTGATATCAACTTTTTCTCTACCTTTAGTCCAAGCTGTGTGCTTATTAAGAAAGTCAAGATACTTAGATGCCATACCCATAGTACCTTTTGGATATAAGAATTTCTTTTCAAATGCACCTATTATAGTTAAACTATTTCTTAAAGTATTATATACATTAGCACATATAGCTGCATTCTTATAAGAGTAACCTTTTCTTCTTGATTTACCAACAATAATATGATTACCACCATCTAAATAGTCTTGATGAAATCTTACTTTAAGATTTAATCTATTGAGTATATCTTGTTTAGCTTTATCTTTTTCTTCTTTAGTTTGTAAAGTCTTATACCAATCCTTTTCTTTCTGAGTTGTAGCCAAAGCTTCTCTTGAAAACAAACCATTTTTAGCTATATCTATTGACCAATAGTAATCATAATCTCCATCCCAAAAGTCTGGATTTTTTGTTGTTTTAGATGATGCAGTACTATCTTCATCACCTTCAATAACTATTTCTATTTGTGTAAAGTTTAAATACATGTAGTGGTGTCCAGTTATTTTGTGTCCATCTACTTCATAACCTTCATTACATCTTCTTAGCTGTTCTACCCAATATTCTGTATAAGCTGTAGTACCTTTTTTATCAGGGCAAAAATATCCATTTTGCATAAAATTTATTGCATCCTGTCTAAACACATCTGAATTAATCCACTTACCTTGCCTATCTCTAATCATATTAGTTTAATAAAGTTTCATCTCTTTCTAAATCAATAAAAGGTACATTAGCAACTATATCAGCTATAGGTACAAGAACTACTTTATCCAATAAAGTTTTTCTTCTGTATACTTTATAGGGTATAGGATTGCTAGTATTTTTATATACATATTCCCAAACATTTATTTTAGACATTATAAAATCTCTTAGTT